TCAGAACGTACTCTCCGGCAGATTCAGTCCAGCCCAAGCGGAGCCGCTCTTCGCCGGCACCTCTCGGTAGACCGGGCTCCCGCCGCTCGCCAGTATCCCCCCCAAACCGTCGAGCTTGGCGGGTTTTGATATGCGCTCGCCCTGGTCATTCTCGATGTCTTTTTTTCGATCCGAGTCGGAGGCGTCGAGGTATTGATAGCCCTGATCCAGCGGTTTCTCGTACCGCCATAGCCCGTCCTTCCGCGTGACCTGTATCTCATACGTGACCGCCCAGTAGTCCGTGCCGTTCCGGCTCAATGCCTGATATTGGATGTCCCGCATCAGCCCCGCGTACTGCGGAATAATGTAATTGCAGATCGTAATCCCGGCGCTGTTGTAGGTCCCCTTGTACGCCATCGTCGTCGCCACGTTGAAACTGCCGGACGCGATGTTCACCGTCACGCTCAACAGGTCGTCATACTCCTCCTTCATGAGCGGCGGGTCGAATGGGTCGTTTGCGGAGTTCACTACCGCATTACCGTTGGCGTCCTTCTCCAGCACGACCTCGCGCACGATGGTGCCGCCCCGCACGACCGGCTTCTCGTCTGTTGGATCGGCCTTCGGCGCCACGTTCGTATGCCGCGGCGCGTACCGGACCTCGACCGTCCACTTATATTTCGTCGTCCCTGCATCATTCACCCGCTCGTAGCGTTGTGGGTTGATCGAGACGACATGACTGTATCCGTCGGTTGGATAGGCAGCTGCGAATCCCGGCAGTCCGTCGCCCTGCCGCTGCATCACGAAGTTCGGATCCGCGCTCGTGTCCAAAACCTGGTAGATGGATATATACTCGCGCCCGGCCCGCGTCTCGGTTCCGCTCGCAGAGATAAGATTCACCGTGGCCATTAGAGACTTGCCTCTGCCAGAGAGATTGGCCCCGAGGCCGCGTTGCTGAGCACAGAAACCATCCGCTCCGTATTCTCTGCCGTCCGCGCCGTATTTGTCGCCGTCTCAGCAATATCGCGTTCGGCCCGCGGGCGCCTAGCGCTATCCTCAATTACCGTCCGATACGCCTCGACGCTGCCCTTTATAGCCGCCGGTGCGAATCGCTGCTCGATCATGCCGCCGATGCCCGCTGCGGCGCCGGCCGCCTTCTGCACCATCTCTTCGACACGCTGCGTCTCAGCTTCGGCCCGCTCGCCGAAGCCGCCCCACAACTCGTCCATGCGCTGTTCGACAAAGGCCTGCTGATCGGCCGCAAGGCTTCGATTCAAACTATCAAAAGCGTCCGTCAGTGTTCGCTCGAGGCCGCCGATTTCTCGTTCCGCGATCTCCGGCAGTTCCCGCAAGCTGCTCTCGAATCCCTCAGCCAGGTTCACCCATAGATCCGCAAAATCAACTTCCCCCGTGATCAACCCGGGAAGGTTCTTGATGATGCGCACGATGTTGTCACCCAAGTTCGTCCAGACCGTTTTCGTCAACTCCCACATATCAGTCATGATGTCGCGCCAGTTGTCTCGGAACCATCGGGCGTAAGCCGGAATCACCTCGACAAAGAAATACTTGACCTGGTTCGCCCATTGAACGACCGCCAGTTCAGCGCCAAGAAAGACCAATGCGGCGACCTCTTTCCAGCGCTTGAAATTCCACTCCAGAACAATGAATGCCCGCGTCACCTCCATCGCCACCGCCTTCACGATGTTTCCCCATCCGCCAAAACGGTCCCCAAGCCATTCGAGTTTTTCGCCGATCCAGGCGAAGGCATTCTTGGCTCCATTCCAGATCGTCCCAAAGAATGCCTTGGCAGCGCCGCCGATCGAGCGCAGTACCGGAAGAATTACCGGACTCAACGCCTTCAGGCGATCTCGTGTCGCCGCGACGAATCGCGCCAGCGCGCGGGCACCTCCCGTCGAGAAATCCACGATCCCACGCAACATCGGCTTGATCGCCTCGAATATTTCGATTCCGAGCCCCTGCATCGCAGACTTGAATTTGATCCATGATCCGGTGAGCGTGTCGAGTTGCGTTGTCGCGACCCGTTCGGCGGTGCCGCCGGCATTGGCGAGCGCATCCTCCAGTTTCCGAAGCTGATCGCCGCTGGCAGAAAGCAGTTTCACCATGCCGCTCGCGGCGCGGGCCGGGAAGATCTGCGCCATCACCCCGAGCTTGGCGCCTTCGCCCATTCCAGCGGTCGCACGATTCAGGTTGTCAACGACATCGGCAAGTGGCCGCATCTCGCCGGCGGCATCAACGAACGTGATGCCCAATTGCCGCATCAACTTCTGCGCCTCTTTCGCCGGGTTTGCCATCCGCAGAAAAGCCATCCGGAGTGTGGTCCCGGCCCGTTCCGCCCGAATGCCGGCATTACTCAAAATCTGGACCGCCGCCGCTGTCTCCTCGAACGGCCGTTTGAGGCTTGCGCTGATCGGGCCGACATAGCTCAGCGCCTCGCCCAGCATCCGCAAGTCGGTATTAGCCGTCGTGAACGCCTTTGCCATCACGTCAACCGCCTCACCCAGACGCTCCGCGCCGATTCCCATCCCGGCCATGATCCGCACAGCCATGTCCGCAGCGTCCGCCACATTCATCTGGCCGGCAGCGGCCATATCCAACGTGGGCTTCATGGATTTCATGATCTTGTCGACCTTGAATCCGGCCAACGCGAATACCGCCATCGCCTCTGCGGCCTGGGACGCCGTGAAGATAGTAGTGATTCCCAGTTCCTTCGCAATTCTCGAGAGGTTCCCGAATTCAGCCCCTGTTGCCTGCGTCAAGGCCCGGACCCGAGCCATCGAATGCTCAAACGATGCGCCTACGCTGACCATGCGTTTCATCGCAACCACGCCGGCCAGAATGCCGGCCCCGCCCAGGAAATAGGCCGCCATCCGCCCGAGCGCCGCGGTCGTAAGATTTACCACTCCCCGGAAGCCGTGCAGCGTCCTGCTCGCGCCTCGGATCCCGCGATTGAAGCGTGTGTTATTTGCGGTCAGGCTTACGGCCAGATTAGCTATCGTGGCCATTCGTTGCCTTCCTCCGCGGTCGCGTCCGTTGTAGCCGCCCCCACTGTTTGATCATCTGCGACATCATCTCCGGATCCTGTTTTCGGTCCGCCGGATGATCCCACTGCACCAGGAAATCTCCCGGCCGCGGCCGCTGGCGGCTCCACGGCAGCGCAATCTCGTAACGCAACAAAGCGGCCAGCACGTCCAGCCGCTCCGCGCCGATCGGGCTCAATCGATCGTAGGCGATCCATTCGGCGAACTCCCGCGAGTTGATGCCAGCCTGTGCCTCGGCGACCGAACGGTATCCCAGCGCCAGCGTCAGCCGGAACCAGAATCGCCGCTCAGGCCGCCTCCGGAGTTTCCCCGGAGTTCCTCCACGTCCTCGTCGGTCAGCCCGTTCAATTGCTGCGCCGCCTTGAACAGACGATCAATGGGTTTGGCGGCCTTGCGGTTCAGAGTTCGTGCATCGGCGGCGTTGAACAGCGGCGTTCCGTCAGCGTCACATGCGCAACGCACCACCAACTCGGCCTTGAGGCCCCGGATATCGAGGCGCTCGCCGCTGCGACGAGTAGCACAGAGGTTTTCAAATCTATCCCGCTCCTCGCCGGTCAGCGTCCGCACATAGACATGACCGCCCCACTCCGGCACCGGCACCCGTATAGTTCCGCTATCGGGCGCATCAAGAATCGCCTCGCGCGAGAGTGCTGTGGCACAGCCGCCCTCGGCTGTGGATTCCTCCGCCAGGTCCGCTGCCGTCGGCTGCCGGCAGATTTTCTCTTCCGGGGTCGGCATTGAGATCTCCTTTCCCTCAGATCATGTACGTGCCAGCGGCGTCGCCAGGCGTGAAGACGACCTCGTCCGCGACCTGGAGTTCGCAACTGCCGGTCATCTTCTGATTCAACGGCTCCTCCGCCTCGTAGTTGATCATGAAGCCGTTGAAGACCTGGGTGGTGTCGTCCGGGTGCGTGATCGTGATCTCCTCCGTCGCGCCGTGGATTGGCGGCTCCTCGCCCGGGTCGTATGCGAACGTGAATCGCACGCTCCCCGGATCCACGAGATCGGCAGGCATGAACGTGTGCGTATTCGTCGTGCCCTGGTGAGACGTGTTGATCGGATCCCGACTCGCCCGGACCGGCGTCACGTCTATGATCTCCGCCGAAAACCCGGACGTGCCGAATAAGATCGTGATTCCCGTCGCCACATCTGCCATGACTGTCTCCTCTCACTCCAAGTGCCAGATCAACAAATCCACATCGTACCGATGCAGGACACGCTGGCTCGCGTCCCCCGGCACCTCCGGGAAGTGCCGCTCGTCAACGACCTCGGCAACCTTCACCGTCACCTGGTTTCCAGCTTCGCCCGTCGCGCCGGCCTGCGTCTCCCAATCCGACCGCACCGCGTCGGCCAGAGCCTTGACCTCTTTCGGCGTCGGCGCGTAGCAACTCACCTGCACCCGCGCGTGCGCCAGGCCGTGAGGTCCGCCCTGGTATCGCTCCCGCAGCGTGTCGATGCGCTGGTACGTGACGAACGCCTGCGAATGCTCCAGGACGCTCTGAGGTGCCTCGCCGGCGCGATAGATGCGCGTCCCCACGATCGCGCCCACGGCATTCTCCGCCATCTGATGATAGATCGCCGTCTCCAGGTCCGCCGTGTCGGCCGAGACATAGACCCGGATCACGGTGGACGGCAAGCTATTCAGGCCGCCTGATATTGAGACAACTATGAAGCTGTAGATCCGATTCGCGGTCAGTCCGGCCTGGGAGATGGCGCCGTCGCCGCTGCGCGATTCGCCGGTCGTCCAGGACGTATCGCCGAACAGCATGTAGTAGAGTTGGTGCGTCGCGCCCGCGTCGCCATCCACGGTCGCGGTGACGGCGTCGCCATCGCCGTCATTGGCTACCGACAGACTGGGCGCGCCCGGGGCGCTGCCGACGTCCGTATCGCGCCACCAGCCGGCGACACCCACGCTCTGCATGTTTCCAACCGCGATGGCCATCAGGCGGTGCTCCTCTCGCCGGCGGCGATGGTCAGCGTGAACAGAGTCGTCGTGTCGTCGTCGTCACGGAATGCATAGCTGTCGCCGGTCTTGACGATTTTGCCGCGCGCCATCGCATAGATGGCCTTGAGAATATCCTCATAGCTCGCCGTCCCGCCAGCAGTGATCCCCGTCTTGGCCATCAGCGCGGTGACGACAGCGGCCGCGTCATGGGTGCTCGCGTCGTCCAGGTGTTTGTCAACCGATCCTGCCGCCGGCGCTCCCGCGCTCGGCGCCAGCTTCATCGCGTCACGCGTTTCCTGTGCGCTCAAGCCACTGCCGCTTGGCCCCTCTTCCAAGGCGTTCTCAGTGAAGCGATAGGTTCCGCCGTCATCCTCGAGGGTGTCGCCGAGCTTGTCGGTCTCGGCCTTGATGAGCGCGAGGTGGCTGCCGGCGGCCTCAATCGCCGTCTTCACGTCTGCCGCAGCATGCGAACTCCGGGAACTGACGGCCGCATCGAGATTGCTCACGTCCGCCTTGAAGTCATTCACGCCGGTAACCGCCGCGCCCTTGACCTCGCCTACGTCCACCTCGTCCGAACTCTCATCGAAATCGCTGATGGTTCCCGACGGCAGCTTGTCATAGATGCTGTCGAGCTTGGAGCCGTCCGCTTCCACCGCCGTCTTCACCGCCGCCGCGTCATGGGTTGACAGGCC